AAATTAGTAGCCGCGTTTCTTACGCTTCGCCATTGACGATCCTATGGAGGTTCAAGACGTGCTGAATGCGCTCCTCACGACCGGGGGTACCAGGCTTGGAGTGGTACAGGTCCTTTGAGTCGTTCATAATCTCGTTGATCTGCCGTTGAGCGTCGGCTTGTGAGACGAACTCAGTATCTACTGCCGGATCGGTCGCACCGTGTTCGACCAACTCACGCCCGATCTTCGCCATGAACTTAACGAAGCGTGGATCGTTGCCGAGGCCGGTGTTGTCGAGCCATTCTGCAAATTCGGGCTCGGCGTACTCCTTCACGGCCTTATGCGCGAAGCCGAGGTTCCGCTTGAACATCTGCTCGCTGCCGAACTCCTGAATCAGTTGTTCCCTCGCTTGGGCAGCAGTAACCTCCTTGTCGGGGAACATCGCTTGGAGTTCTTGCGCGTACAGGCCAATGACCGCCTTCGCCTGATCGTTCGTCAGACCGGCCTTGTGGAGGGCCGACTTCACAGCCGCAAGCCGGTTGTCGTCCCAGTTGAAGCCATTGACCTGCGGCAGTTCTCCCAAGTCGTACTTGTCGGGAGCCTCAGGCCGACCCAACTTGTTGAACACATCGTTGAGGACCTTTTCGCGTTCCTCGGGCTTGGCGTCAGGCTTCGGCAGACGGATCGACCCGCCGATCATCCGCTGTGATTCGACGTAGCCATTGAGTACGTCCGACAGCGGTTTGCCCTTCAACGGCTCGAAGACCTTCTCCGCGCCCTTAGGAATGTGTGGAGTCCAATCGAGCGTTTGTTGCTGCTGCTGCGTGACCTGCTGCTCGGCGGGGTTACTCTGCGAAGTCTGACTCGGATTCATCTCGCCCATCGTTCTCGTCTTCCTCCATAGGTGGTTGGTTGGTGTGGAATACCAGCGTCAGCACGAGTCCTCGTTCTCCTGCCATGTACGCTGTCTTGTACGGGTCCGTGTCGAAGGCTGTCCTTTGCACGTAGATCCGATTGAGTTCGTCAAGGAGGTCCTTCCCGCTCGGGGTCGTGAAGACCTCGTGGATTAACGTGCTAAGAGATTTAGGCTGCTTGTGTTTGTTGCGTCGGGTCGCCATACGGTGAGGTTGGTTTGTTTATCTCTGCGAGGGTTGCTTCGGCCTGCATCGCTTTCTGAGCGGTATCGGCCATCAAATTAGCCGTGTTCCCGGCTTGCTGCGTTTGGAGGGCTTGACCCCTCTGTTCTCGAATGCCAGCGGTGGACTCTTCAGACCGGAGGAAAGTCTTGTGAGCGCCGGTGACTTTCAAGAGAAAGCGGAACACGGCGTCTTCGTCGAGGTTGTCGAGAATCTGAGAACTTGGGTTCAACTGGATGATAGGAGCCACGCCCTGCAAGAGACGGTTGAGAGCTTGTAACTCCCCACCCCGTTGCGCCCGAGCGAGCGGACCTTCGTACTCCACGTCGATCTCGACCCGCTGCTGTTGGGTGTACTCAATTACTTTCTGAGGCGGCGGGGGTAACACACCCGCCCGTAAGAGCATCTTGAAGCAGCGCGAGATAAGCGGGTTCAGATACTCGTATTCGAGACGGCCTACGGTTGGCCCCAAGACCTGCTGCATCAACTCGATACGCCGGTCTACTTCCGTCGCCGTGATGATGGTCTTGTCGGGAAGCTGTAACTGATCGGCAAAGAAGTAGCGTCGGATCGCTGCGCGACGATCCTGAGTCAGAGCCGCGTTTACGTCCCACTTACCACCCTGCTCCAACGGCTTCAGCGCGTCAGGGTTGCGGACGATGTTGATGGACTCGGGCTGTGTGCGAACCCGTCCAAGCACGCCGTCTTCGAGAGCCAACAGCGGCGGGGCGATAACCTTGGCCCAACCCCGCAGCGTCAACTCGTCGGCCTTGTTCAGCGTTTTAATATCCGGCAGCGCAATATGACCAGGCCCACGCCCGTAGTCTTCCCCTGCCGTCTTGCTCCACCGGACCACGATAGCCGGGTTCTCGTCGTAGCCGCCCTCGTCGAGGATGTTCTTCTTCTCGTACTCGACGTAGTAGGATGCCCACGGTTTATTCTGCTTTAACTTGCCGGGGGCCGTGTGCCGAGGGATGATTGCGTGGACGATCTCGATAGTCGCGTCCGGGTTCTTTTCAAGGAGCTTCTGAGATGCCTCGCTCAGTTTGTTTTTGCCGAACCGCTTGGCCGCTGCAGAGACCGGCATCGAGAGGAGACGCATGAGGGTATCGACCAGGCCCTCAGCATTCTCGCTAATAACGTAAGTACCAATAGCCTCAGTACGGAAAATAAACCCACCGAATGGTTCAGCCCCAGCCAGCTCCTTTTCTTCGACAATCATGCACCCGGTCCCGAATGTGGCTAGGTCTGTATAGAGTTCCTGAGACTCAGTGTTGAAATTAGATTGACGCAGGGCAAGATAAATTTCCTCAGCGCAAGCGTCGAGCCAAACAGACGTTTCCTTATCGTTGTTCAGTTCCTCGCTCCGCATTTTGAGCGAGAACCACCGAATCGCCATGTTGGTCAGCGAACCGGCGATGAACGCGGCGAGCTTGATTGCTGAGTCGGGCGCAGTCGAGTCAAACAACTTGTCAGTCTGCGACGTGCCAGGAGTGCGCTTCGTGACAATGTTCTTCCGAGTTGGCAGGATGTAGTCGGCCAAGTCCTGCCACACAGGTCGCCACGTCGCCTGCTTATCCTTTAGGACGTTGAACCGCTTAATGATCTGTTCGCCGCGAGATAGAGCCATTAGCTTCCGAGAGTGGTTCTACCGCTCGACCGGCCAAGCAACGTTGGTTGATATGTCGTTGCTCGTTCGCTAACACCACGAGGGTTGGTAAGGAGAGTGGTAAAGTTACGCCGTTTGCGGATGGAGCCGGTTAATTCAGGAGTGAGGATAGATGGGGGGCTGCTGTTCTCAAGTTCTTGTTTAGCGCGTTCAGCAAGTGCAAGTCGTGCCTTCTCTTCTTCCTTCGCAGCTTCTAGAGCGGCAATTTGAGAACCAACGGCATAACCAGCCAGACCGCCACCAATGGTTCCAACAGAGGCACCACCAAGAACACCGCCACTTGTTGCGCCAGCCGCACCACCAGTAGCAGCACCATAGCCAGCGCCAGCACCGCCAAAAGCTCCACCGACTTTTGCGCCGACAATTGATGCTGCGATAGTCCCGGCAATACTTGCCCCAATCCGAGATTCTTTGCTGTCGAGTGCGTCATTGATCGGTTTTTCAGCTTGGCCGAATGTGGCGCTATTTCCAATCGCTTTTGCTGCTGCTCGGCCTTGGGCACCTGAGAACGGTACGTTGACTCTACCTTTACGGAAATCAACGATGCCGGTTGTTCCGGCTGTCAATACATCGCCGAGAATTGAGAGTGGTTTAATTGGAGCGCCCATATCAAACTCCGTAAACGGAATACTCGGAGTCAGCGACTTCTTGGATCGGCCCCGAGAAGATGGAGTAACCGCTATCGGCTACCGTTTGCGTGGAGGGTGGATTACCGGAACGATCTGTTACGGCTCCGGTGCGGAAGGCGTCAGCAGCGTTCGACGACCAGTCGTGAACTGGGGTGTCGGAGAAGGACTTTGTTTCCTCGTCCCACTCCTTGTGGTACTCCTGCAACGCGATGATGCCACGCTCGCACTTCTTTGCATCAAACACGCACCGAGGGAGAATACGCCGGACGGCATCAATCCCTTCGTTGATGTGGAGCTTTGGTGCGACCTTGATGTGCGTGAGCCCGAGCGCCCGTGCCGTGTCGATCCGCTTAACGTTGGAGGAATACTCCGTTACGTTAATGTCGTGCGGCATGATGTGGGCTTCGTAGACGTACTCTTTCTCGCGGATCACCTTGACATAGTGCGGGAGGCCCTGGCCGGTGTTCTCGTAGTAGTCGATGAAGCGCCGTTCCCGCCCGACGACTTGCGAGAACCAAATTACGTTCGAGTCGTTACGCCCCAGGTCCCACCACGTTTCGACGGGAATCTGCGGCTCCCACGGCACGACGCGAATCCGCCCTTCCGAGTAGGCATTCGCTATCAGCTTGCCGTAGTAGCTCCCCTGCATGGAGCCATCAAACGAACACCAATACTCTTGCTGAATGAAGTCTTCATCTACGCCTCGACGCCGCAGGGATTCGATGTAGTCGAGGCTGATTACCGGCTTGCCATCCTCACGCTTCGTGTCGTCGATGGTGAGGAGTTCTCGAAACCAGCCCTTTTCCTTGCCTGCTGCGTCGTAGAGGGTCCAACCGTGGTTGTGGCCCTTCGGCGTATACGCGAATGCGGCCCATCCGCCGTTTTCACCAAGGATCGGCTCGATGGTTTCCCAGGCGCGAGGGTTCTGATCCTGATACTCGGAGACGACGCAGCCGACCGGGTTGGTGCCTCGGATGTTGTCGAAGCGGTCGGTGCCGATGATCTGAATAATCGAGCCGTTCACCAACTCGATCTTCAACTCGGTCTCGTTCATCTTCGGCTTGCCGTCGCGTCCGATAGCGATAGCTGCTTCAGGTATGTACGAGAGGAACTTCCGCCCGTTGCCGTCGATGCCGTCCCAAATGATTCGCTTGCCCTGCGCGTAGGTCGGAAAGAGGTAGTAGTAGACGCCTACCCGGTCGTAGAGCGCGGCGGTGATAAGCGCGTTGAGCAGCGTCACGTCCTTACCGGCGCGACGGTGCCAAACAACGACGGCTCGCTTTCCACGCGGGTTGGGGAAGAGGTATTGCAGGAGAGGAAGCTGATAGGCGCGAGGGGTGTATTGGAAAGTGTGCTGCATCAAAAAGGCGAGACCCCCGAACGCTCGATATGCTCGGGGGCTAGTTGGTGGGATCGAGGAAGCGAGGAGGGCCGTAGCTGGCTGGAACTAAGCTCGATAGTTACTGTGTACTTTTCGACACAGTTCTAAAGCCTTGAAAAATTGGTGTCCCGGCGGAATTGATCCCCACGCGTGTTGGCGAGGCGATGAAATTTAAGGCGCCGGGGGGTCGAACGCGAGCGATTACGCGGACTTACGAGGCCAGAGACCACCAGCTTGACAGGCTGGTGGACATGAGAGTTGTGAAGAATCAACGACTTACGATGTGGGTGGTCAGCAGGCAGTGAGATCGACTCGTGGTTTCTCGTCGTCCTGTGCATGTGATGAGAAACATGAGAAACATGAGAAACAGTAAAGAATACGCGAGGTTGCAGTTTCTCATTCTTTCTCCTCGATGAGAAACATGAGAAACAACGAGAAATCAATAACTTAGGATTAAACTGTTGATTATACTAACGAAGCTCCACCCCTTGACCCAGATACTTAAAGTAATACTTTAGTTTCTCACTTTCTCATCAACGAGAAACGATGAGAAACTCAACTACCTTGTAACCCATTGAATCTAGGTCGTTTCTCCAGTTTCTCATCTTTCTCGTCACTCTGGCCCTCTCTCAGGGGTCACGTCAGGCGTTACGTCCACTATATCTTGTGCCTTAACCTCGATAGTAGCACTAGGCTGCTCTACCACAACCTGTTGTGTAGTCGGTTGTTGACCGGCCTCGAACGTCATCTTCATCCACGGAGCAGGCATGATCGGCAGGACCGGCCCGCGTCCGCCCTCGCCTTCCCTCTTACCCGTCACCCCGATAAGGTCGATCAACTGCTCGCGTGCCTTCGCCCGAGCCCCATAGTCAGGTTGCTCGAACACGTCCGTCACACGGCCATGCTCAGTGACAGGCGTCTGCTTGGTGGCATCAAGGTCTTGCTCGGCACTCTCGATTACCTTCCTCAATAGGGCAATCTTCTTCTCCTTATCGAAGCCTGCCTTTTCGAGGAGTTCATTCCTCAGCGACTCTTGACTGAGTGGGAGCTGAGACGAGCGGGTGTTATCGTGTTTCGTTGGGAGAGTAGACATTAAGGCTTCACGCCCCCATTGTCGAGCCAGGGTTGTTTACCTTGGGTTGCCATATAGAAGATAGCCTCGACCATTGTCTTGGGTTTCTCTTTGAACATACCTAAACCAGCATTACATTCGTTACACAATAAGCCTCGCACGGTCTTTGTAGTATGGTGATGATCTACGACAAGTCTCCGCGTTACAGGCGGCGTTTTGCAGATAGCACAAACACCTTTTTGTCTCTTCAATAGAGCGTCGTAATCTTCAGGCGTAATGCCATACACGCGAAGATTTGACTTCCTATTTTCTTCTGGTGTTCGGCTACGCTTCACACATTCTTTGCACTTACGAATGTGACCGTCTTTGCTTTTAGCATTGCGGTGAAAGTCTGTCAGCGGTTTTATTTCGCTACAGAACGAGCACAATTTTACAGCACTCAAGGCTTTAATAGTTCAAGGTCTAGGTGTTTGTGTTGCCAATCAAGCCACGCATGGCCCAATTCGTGAGCCAAAAGATAAGCCCTTCGTTTTGCTGGCAAGCGTTTACGAATGAGAATAGTCCGTGTTTCAGGTACCCAAAGCCCGTCAGCGTCTTGAGCATGCGTGTCGAACTCCTGATCTGAAAGCTGCTTGATCGTGACCTTGTAACCAAAAGGGAGCGTGATGGATGCAGGGATTCTCAGCATGAACGTTCATCTAGGCCAGTGTATTCATTTAACATGGCCTTTATAGCTTTGAGTTCGGTTGGAATGTGTGGCAGATGGTTGATCTCGCGATGCAGCGCGAGAGCTTCGTCCGGCTGGAAGACGACGATCAATGCATCATCAAGATTGGGGTGGGATAAGGACTCGTTCAAGGCCAGGACCTTTCAGCATCCGGCTGCGAATCAGGCGAATCTCGTCCGCAGTCAAGAGCCGCACACGGCGGCCCGTGCCCTCACGTCGGTACACAGCCGGGTAATCCGCTTTATGGACAGAGATGTGCTTCTGGAGAGCCGCGTGCGTACAAGGAATCAACTGCGCGGCGAGCTTCAAGTCGTAGAGTGGAACGACGGGGAGTGGAATCTGTTTGTCTACTGTCCCCGTCACGATGATTGTAGGCTGAGCCTGTTCCATGCTCGAAACTAAGCTCGTGTGTTACAAGAGTCTATTTCACCTTTTCTTTCAACGGCTTCAAGTTG